GTGCTGTCGGCAAGGGTGAATCAATACCTCGCCACCGAAACGCTTGCCACGCAGAACGTCACTACGCTTGCGGCGCAATATCGTTTGAGCTTTGAAGGCACAGGGACGGTAACTCTTTCCGGCACGGCAACGGGCGTCTATTCAGCAGGCTCGCATCTCATCACTTGCACCGCAGGAACGCTCACCAGCACGGTATCTGGATCGGTCACGAAAGCCGACCTCCGCGTAGCCAATACCGGCGTAAATCTCCCGCCATACCAGCGCGTCAATACCGCGACGGACTACGACACCGTGGGGTTCCCGCATTATCTGCGATTCGATGGTGTCGATGACTGGCTGGTGACGAACACGATCACGCCGGGAATTGACAAGGTGCAGGCGTTTGCGGGGGTGCGGAAGATCGGGACAGCCTCCGGGATGGTTGCAGAGCTAGATACTCAGTACGCAACGAGAAATGGCAAATTTGCTTTGTTTTCACCAACTGAAGAGGGGCCTAACTATCACGGATTTTTCAGCGAGGGATCTATTTCGTCCCCTGCGATCTCTGATGGGTACACACCACCAATCACGAACGTCCTCACAGGCATAGGCGACATCTCCGGCGACCGAGCAACACTGCGCGTCAACGGCGTTCAAGCCGCACAAAACACTGCCGACCAAGGCACCGGCAACTACCTCGCCTATCCGCTCTACATCGGTCGCCGTGGCGGCACAACGTTCCCGTTCAATGGTCGTCTCTATTCGCTGATCGTCCGCTTCGGCTCCAACCTGCCTGCCGCAACGATCGAGCAGACCGAGAAGTACATCAACACCAAGACGAGGGCGTACTGACCATGTGGACACACCGCACCATCATCGTTGATGCCGCCCAAGTCGAACTCGCCCGCAGCCTGTGTGCAGCCATCGCAGGTCCAGCGGGTGAGGGGATGTTCTCGACGCCGCTGTCGGCTACGGGCCTGTTCCCCGCAACCCACTACATCAGTGCCGGCCTGATAGCCGAGCCATTCGCCGCCATCCTGCCGCTTGACATCCAGGCGACGGAACACACGGAAGCGCAGCGCATCCCCGGTCACCCTGAAGCCGTGCTCGCTGCGCTACCCGATGACTACGCGCCCATGCCGACACTGGCCGAGGTCGAGGCGCTGTTTGCCGGAGCCGACATCACCGAAGGCGACCCACTTGCACGCATCGCGCAGCTTGGGCTGTCGCTGTGTGCAGAGCCTGAAACAACAATTAACATATATCAAATAACGTAAATAAGTCTAAGGAGAGAATATAACTCAAAAGGTCATTGGTCCTGCTAGTAAGCCTCAAGAGTTATTTCTGACTCTGAGGGATGGAACAGGGCCAAGGGGATCGGGATCAATAACGACGAGACCGTAGTGACAGGAGATACGATGTCGTTTTCGGACCTCTGCTGCTATGAGATCACCGACATCACCGAGACTGTGCTCGACTACAGTTACTCATGCGCGGGCACGCTCGGGCTTGGTTGCACCTTATAATATTTTGGTGGCTAAACGTGAACCATAGTTATATCGCCCAACTTACAAAGTCTTCTTCTTCTTCTGAACACGACGGGACTTTCGTGCTGAACGAAGAAAGCCCTGACCGTGCAGAAGATATCATTGAGGTTGCTGGGTGGGATCTTGCTGGGTTTAAGCGTAACCCGATTGCCCTATGGCAGCATGACGCCGACCGACCCGTTGGATATTGGAAAAATCTTAGGACCGTAGGTAAGCAGCTCATTGGTGATTTGAAATTGGCCTCAACGAGATTGGGGCAAATGGCAAAGCAGCTCATCGAGGACAATGTGTTGCGTGCTGTTTCTGTCGGGTTTCGTCCATTGGAGTATGTGCCAATCGAGGGGACCAACGGGTACCGTATTAAATCCGCAGAGCTGTTGGAAGTTTCGTTGGTCAGTGTACCGGCGCACCCCAACGCTTTGCGGATCAGTAAACAGCTCGGGCTCTCGCAGTCGGAGCGTGACCTTATCTTTACGGGAGCATCAAAGCCTCTCGAAAAGTTAGCCATGTCTGGCACTGTGCAACATGCGCTGAGCACTCGTGAGAGTGTGCGCAAATTACTGGAACCAAGATCATGAATCTCTCTGACAAAGTCTTGGACGCGGCTGAAAAGCACGGTGTCCTGAAATCCCAGCTCACCAAGCTGGACAAACAGCTCGGCGAAGTGCTGAAGGCTCTCGAGGCTGACGACGCTGACGAAGCCGTGCTGATGCCCCAGGTGGAAGAGCTGACCGGCCAACTCGAAGATCTCCGTCCGGAAGTCGAAGCGAGCGAGAAGAAGCTCAATGCCTTGAAGCAAGCTGAGAACGCTTTGGCCGCACGCGCTCGTCCGGCAGCAAGCCCGGCGATCATCAAGTCCCATCCGCGTGTCAAGCCCGGTACACAACCCGGCGATCTGTTCGTCAAGATGGCTCTCGTCAAGGCGATTTCCTACGCGACTCGCCGACCCGACGCCGAGGTCATGGAAGAGCGTTATGGTGACAACGACGCTCTGAAAGCTGTTTTCGAAATCCAGCGTAAAGCGGCTGTCCCGGTCGCGGATACCACAACGACTGGCTGGGCTGCTGAGCTCGTCCAGACGGACATGCAGGGTTTCCTCGACATCTTGACTGCGACTTCGGTCGGTGCAGCGTTGGCTACCCGGTCAATGATGCTGAACTTCGGTGGGTTTTCGTCCATCACCGTGCCCCGTATGAACGATATGGGCATTCCTCAGACCGAGCCTGCGTGGGTCGGCGAAGGTGGCGTTATCCCGCTCCAGCGGTTCAGCTTCGGTTCCACCACGATCAGTCGGACCAAGTTGGCCAGCATCGTTCCGATGACCAACGAGCTGATCCAGCAGTCGACGCCGTCGGCTGAGCAGATCATTCGCCGGGGTATGCAGGAAGCCTATAGCATTATGCTGGATACCGCCATGCTGTCCGCTACTGCGGCGGTTGCTGGCGTGCGTCCTGCCGGGTTGCTGGCTGGCGTGGTGGTTGCTAACGGCAGTGTAGCGGGCGCGGGCTATGAGAACGTCGTGGCCGATATCAAGGGTATGATGGGTGAGTTGGCTTTGGCCCGCCTTGGCCGTCGCCCGGTGTTGATCGTCAACGACGAGGATTACATCGGTATCGGGATGCTGCTGAACCCGCTGGGCCAGATGCCTTTCCGCGACGAGCTGAACGGCGGACGTCTGTTGGGTATCGAAGTCGTGCACAGTGCCAACGTGACCAAGGGTACGGCGATCATGGTCGACGCTTCTGTGCTGACCACGGCATTCGACGGCCCTGAGTTTGCGGTCAGCGAGCAGGCGACTCTGACTATGGCTGACGCCGGTGCAGCAGCGCCGACCCAAGCTGGCACGGACGGCACTCCCGGTGCGGTTGGTACTGTGGGTCAGGTTCCCCCGGATTCCGGTATCAAGGTCGTTGGGAACACAGGGAACTCCACGACTGGCTATGTTGCCCAGTCGTTGTTCCAGACCTACAGCACGGCGATCCGTGGGATCTGGCCGACGGCTTGGAGCCTGTTGCGTCCGGGTGCCGTTGCGGCACGCGATCAGCTCAGTTGGATGTAAACCGTTTGGCCCGGTTGCGGTAGGTGGGTTCCCCCTCTCCTTCTTGCCTACTGCAACCGTTTAACCCTGGAGATTAAAATGGTCAATCTGTTGTTGAAGCCTACGCCAAACGGTGAACGAGCTTTCCCCGTTGATTCGGAGGAACTGAAAATCATGGAAACCCTTGACGAAGTTGAGAAGGTTTCCGATCGGCCATTGGTGTATAGGATGAAAGCTGAGGTGCCGAAGACCAAGTCCGAGGAAGAGCAACCTCAGGTTTACGAAACGAAGGACCTGGTCGCTCAACCCAACACTCGCCGTATGCGGAAGAGCCAGTGATATGTCATTCCTAACCAGATTGCCGAAATGGGCGCAAGGCGTTTTCTTGCGTAAAAGCCAGTCTGGGTGTGATACATTCAGCGGCTTGTCTGGGTATGGGGATGCAGGTATATGGCATGATCTTAATTCATTGGATGGTACGGGCTTTCAGCGTAACCTGAGCCCAGGTGCGTTGCGTGCGTGCGGCGCGGTGTTTGCTTGCGTGAACGTATGCGGGCAAGCCATCGCCACGATGCCTATGGGGCACCATCGCAAATTGGAGACTGGTGGGCGTGAGCAAATCACTACGTCAGCGTTGTCCCGGATTCTGCTTAACCCCAACTGGTACCAGACTCGTTCCGATTTTATGTTGAACTTAGTGTTCAACCTCTTGTATAACGGAAATGCTTACGCGGTCGCTTTCCGGAATGACCGCCAAGAAGTTGAATCATTACACCTCATTCCTGGTCGCAACGGTATTCCGTATGTTGACCCTGAAACAAAAGCGATTTTCTACGCTATCGGCGAAAACCCGCTGATTGAGCATGAACTTACTTTCCTAGTGCCTGCACGTGACATTCTTCATATTCGTTTGTACACCCCGAATCACCCGTTGGTTGGGGTGTCCCCGGTTACTTATGCCGGGCTTGCAATTTCGACCAACATGAATATCGGCGGCAATCAAGCTGCGTTTTTCTCGAACATGTCTCGCCCGTCTGGTATCATCACGACAGATGAGAAATTGACCAGCGAACAGATGGACATGCTCCGTCTGGCGTGGGAAGAGAAGAGTAAAGGTCTGAACGCTGGTCGGGTTCCTGTGTTGGGTTGGGGTATGAAGTGGCAGCCGATGACTATCACTTCGGAAGATGCGCAGCTTATCGAAGCCTACCGGATGTCGATTGAAGATATCGCGCGCGTGTTTCGGGTTCCATTGGCACTTATCGGGGACTACACGAAAGCGACTTATGCGAACACTGAGCAGCTCATTAACTCCTGGCTATCGACTGGCCTTGGGTTTTTGATGGAGCACATCGAGGCCTCTTTCGCTAAATTCTTCCGGTTGTCCGCAACAGAAGTAGCTGATTTCGATGTAAACGCTTTGGTTCGTACAGACTTTGCTGGACGCATTGACGGGTTGACAAAGGCTGTTCAAGGCGGTTTGTATAGTCCTAATGAAGCCCGTAGCCGCGAGGGCCTTCCTGCTGTTGAATATGGTGATGAGCCTCGTGTACAGGCACAGAATCTCCCGCTAAGTGCCATAGGCAAGATGCCTGAAACCCCGGCGACCCCACCCACACCTGAAGCGGCACCTATCGTACCCCTGGAGCCGGAGCCGACTGCGGAACAACGGCGATTCGCGGCATGGACCGCAGAACAAGCAATCAGAAAGGCGATGGCAGCATGAACGACTTAGCTCCCGTTTACAAAGCTGTAGGCTCTATCCTTAAAGAGCAACGCGCAGAGATTGATCTGGCCATTGCCAATCAAGCAGAGAAGCTGAACGATCTGCTTGAGACTCTTCGCGTGTTGGACTCCTCACACGCAAAGCGTGCTGACGGGTTGCGACAGCGGATTACGGCTCAAGCTGAGACGGCGGCAGTGATGCTCCAGAAGCTGGAAGCTAAGTTGGCAGCTTTGCCCCAGGCACCAGCACCTTACGACGATACGGATCTTCGGGTTGAGCTTGAGGCCAAGCTGAAGGAACTGCGCAGCGATCTACTGGAAGCACAGACTGGTGCAGTCTCGGGTTCAGCAGAAGAG